GCCTAAATTAATCGGAGCAGCACAAACCGTTACAACAACTGCTGCATTAGTAACAACATTTAATTCAAGCGGAACATTTGACCCTGCTACAGCTACCTTTGATGCTCTAGTAATAGCTGGAGGAGGCGGTGGTGGCGTTGAAAATGTTTCTACAGGTGTCGGTGGTGGAGGCGGTGCAGGTGGTTTTAGAGAAGTTGAAGATATACCATCTCCAGGTTCACCAACACCAGTTACAGTTGGAGCAGGTGGTGCAGGCGCACCCGATAGTGGTGCTGCTGGATCAGATGGAGCTAACTCTGTAGTTGGTACTGCTACCTCGACAGGAGGCGGTGGAGGCGGTGGAGCACCAGGAGCAAGAGCAGGAAATCCAGGCGGTTCAGGTGGCGGAACTGCTTTACATAATCAATGGCTACCTGCATACAACGACGCATCTACCCCTACAAATGGTAATACACCTCCCACTTCACCATCACAAGGAAATCCTGGTGGTAATAGAATGTCTACTGGATCAAATGTTGCTGGTGGCGGAGGTGGAGCAGGAAGTGCAGGTCAAATTGGTGGAACTGCAGGTACACCAGCAGCACCAGGAGCATCAGGAGTTGGAACAGGTGGAAATGGTGCACCTTCTACTTATTCTGGATCAGATGTAACTTATGCAGGTGGCGGTGGTGCTGCTGCTCAAAGCATACCACAACCACAAGGCGGTCCTGGTGGTGGCGGAACGTTACCTCCTACACCTGTGGTCCCAGCAACTGTTCCTAAATTACAACCTTTTGCTCAAGGTGGAAGATGGTTTAAGGTATCAGGATACCCAGGATTAACTAATGCTTACTTTGTTGAGTATGATTTACCTGGTGGTAATACAATTGCTTACTTTGCTACAAGAGAAGATTTAGATAAATTACACGGAATAGGTCCAGGCGTAGAACCTCAATTTTCTGGTGTAGTTGATTACAACCAATTTAGAACTCAAAGCGGAAGATATTTTGGTGGAGAAGTTGAAGAAGTTATAGGAACTCTTGAAAATTATGCAACAAGAGTAGAAAGAACTTTATTATCTCCAGAAGGAGATTTACTTCTACCAGAATGGGCTAGTAATAGTGTAGAAATGAAAGATTTATTTTATATAGGTGTATCTGAAAGTTGGTCGGATGATAAATTCTTAAGAGAAATGGCTAAGACGCAAGCGTTTCAAACTAGATATCCTGCATATCAAGATATGCTTACTTTAACTGGAGGAAATCACGAGGATGCTTTAGCAAATTATAAAGCGTATGAAGAGGAAGTAAGAATTTTAAATAATAGATACGGTGAAGAATATGATGTAACTGAAATAGTTAAACTTGGGATACAAAAAGGTTATACAGTAGAAGATTTAAAAGCAACATATGATATTTTTGAAAGAGCTGAGAAAAATGCTGATGCACTTATCGCTTTCCAAGGTATCATTAATGCAACTGAAGGTGTAGATTTTAATATTTTAGACCCTCAAAGTATAGTTTCTTTCTTTAGCGGTAGTGCTCCTACAGAAATTTATGATATTTATGAAGCTTCATCTATATCTGAACAAGCTAGAAAATTCAGCTTAGACAATCTTTCTGTGGATGAGGCTTTAGAAATAGCTAAGAATACACCAGGACAATTAACTGACCAACAAATTTCTGGTGCTTTGAAAACTTCTGCTCAAACAATAGCTAGATATAGAGATTATATAGATTTAGGTTTTTATGGATTAACTCTTGATGATGTAACTAACGCCTCTTTAGGTTATAGAGCAGCTGGAGGCTTAACTGAAATGGAAATAGCAACTGCTTTTGGTAGAATATTATCAACTGACGAAAATGTTAAAAACTTAACTTCTAGTATTTCTGGAAGTAATTTCCAAAAAGATAGACAAATTAGATCAATTGGCTAGACTTATTGTATTAAGCGATTACTCGAACCGCTTAATCGAAATAACTGGCTTCGAGTTTATAATAAAAGTATAAGTAGCCACTCGATCCCTCTAAGAGTGCGTAGACATAAGAGGAGTAATAATGTCAATAGAACAAGAAGGAGCTGGTTTGTCAAACGAAGAATCAATTTCAAATGTACGTGATGCTTTAGATAAAGCAACAGCGGACAAAACTACATTACAAGAACAATTAAATGAAGTTTCTGGGGAATTAAAAGGCATGAAAGCTAAAGAAGCTTTTAGAGCTGGGGGATTCCAAGATTCTCACGCAGATTTGTTTATTAAAACAAATCCTGAAGCTGAGATAACAACAGAGTCAATTAATGAGTTCGTGAATAAATATAGTTTAAGTCCTGCGGAAGTGCCGCAGCAGACATCAGAAGCATTAACCGATATGGGTAATGTTGCTCAAACTTCCCCTCAGTCTGGAGTTGTTGGAACAGCAGAAGCTGCGAAAATGACAAAAGCTGATTATAAGAAGTTACAAGTATCTGATCCAACTGCAGCGCATCAAGCTTTACTTGAAGGCAAAGTACAAATGAGAGAAGACAATTACGTAGCTAACCAGACTTTTAATCAATAAAATTATTAGAAAGGGAGTGACTATTAATGGTCGACTTTACAAGTAACGATACAAATACCACTACGTATGATGATACTGTTTATTCAGCTATCATTAACGATGATATTTTAGATGCTTTACAAGCCGCTGTTGTAACACCTCCACTTCTAGCAATGTTCGATTTATCAGGACAGCCATCTAAGGCTGTAGATATTCCAATAGCTGACGCAGAATCAGCAGCTGCTGTTTCAGAAGGTGCAGAGCTAGCTAACACAGCTCTCTCCACAACTAAAGCAACACTAACTGCTTCTGAAGTCGGAATCATGGCAACTATCACAGACGTATTAGACGTATCTTCTATTGCGGCTACCCGTGGCGCTCAAATGAGACAAATGGGTAACGCTGTAGCACAAAAGATTGACGTTGATATCTGTGCTCTATTAGCAGGTTTCGGAACAGCTGTAGGAGGATCTGGTACGAACCTATCACTTGCGAACATATTTTCAGCAATATATACATTGGAGCTTGCAAATGCTCCAGGACCATATGTTGGTGTATTACACCCAGTTCAAATTGCTGACTTGAGAACAGCTGTAGAAGCCTCAAGTTCAGGAATATTTACTGGTGGTTCCGTAAGAGGAGGTTCAGGCGAGATTGGAACAAACGAAGATACCGGATTTTTTGGTAGCTTTATGGGTATTGATTGGTATCAATCAACTAACGTTCCTACCGCTAACTCCGCCGCTGACCGTGCAGGAGGAGCATTCTCTAAAGATTATGCCCTTGGTATGGTTCAGAAGTGGCCTGCAAAGACTGAAATAATGAGATGGGCACCTATTAGAGGGTTCGTCGTAGTTGTTTCATCTATGTATGGTGTAGGAGAAATCGTTGACAGTGCTGGTGTGGAAATCACAACAGACGCTTAGAAGCGTAAAATCTGGGTAGGCAGAAAGATTTATTGTCGTGTGTTCCTATCAACACACACGACAGAGGAGAACAAATGGCAGAAAGTAAGAAAAGAGCTAGGAAAGATGATGGGACATTTGAAAAAGATGATCCTACCACTCCAGATGTGAATGAAGCTTTTGAACAACCTGGTGTTGAGACTAGTGAACCTAAACCAGAGTATGTTAAAACTAGAAAGTTTAAAAAAGTTGAATTGAAATTTACCGCACAAGGTAGATATGCAGATGGAAGAAAAGTACCTTGGAAGAATATGAAGGTTATGAAAGCTTTACAAGTAGATCCTGATGGAATAATTACAGGAAATGTAGTGCAACTACCTTGGGAAGCAACTGTTAACAATGGTGTAGCAGGTGCTCCTGAAGATCAAATAGGTCTTAAAAAGTATGAGAGAAAAGGATTTATCTTTTGTGTAGAAGCAGACGGTACACCTATATTCTCAACACTTTGGGATGATTGGTCAGAGTATGATGCAGAATATGAAGCTTCAATAAGACATAGAAACCAAGGAGAGTCTGGCAAGTTTGGGCAAAATGCAACAACTAGCAAGACTATGAGTGGTGTCTAAAAAAAAGAAAAAGAAAGAATTAAAAGACGCATCTAAATTGATGGAGGATTCCTTCGGTTTAGATAAACACCTTAAACCTAGAGCTTCCGATTTAGGTGAAGAAGATCTAGGTGACGGTATGTTTCAGAAGAGAGTCCGAGTTCATAGAGATGCGTCTGGTGAAGTAAGTCAGCTATTAGATGCTGATGCACCTTTAACTAAAGCTGAAGAATTAGCTGAAATGGAAATTTATAGGAAGGTTCTAGAGCAACCTCCTGTAATAAAAAATGTTCCTAGAACAGATAAAGGAAAAGTTATCCATATACTTGCAACTCGTCTATTTCAAGACTATGTTAAGAATGCAAGCAATATGACAAGGCCCAATCCCTTGAGAGACGGAATACCTGGTTGTGCATGCCCAGTGAAAAGTAAAGTTGGTTGTGTGGATTGGTGCGGTCAAGATAAGCTTGGTCCGAGGATAAGGACGGCATCTGCACAAGAGGTATACGATTGGATAGTAGAGATGGTTAAGCGTAGAGCTAACATAGTAGACTCTTCAAAGAAGAAGGGTAAGTAATGGCTTCAGCAGCTGTTGTTAGACAACGTGTTAAAGATTATCTTTATGGTTCTGATTATCTCAAAAGACCTTTCACCGATTTCTTAAATCAAGATGGAACTGTATCTAGTTCAGATACAGTTATAACTGTTTCAAATATCTCTAGCTGGGGAGTTGGAGATATTGTAGAGTTCAATACAGGGGAACAAGCTTATATTA